GATCGCCACGCGCGACGCCAAGGAGATGGGCCTGACCCAGAACGACGCCGGCGAGGTCCTGATGAAGATGCGCCGGGGAGACACGGCGGCCATCAAGACCTACGAGGGCTACATGGTGGCGCTCGCCAAGGCTCAGAACGCCCAGGTCCGCACTGGGAAGCTGTTCGACGAGTTCGGCACTGGCCGCGGCAACGACGGGACCACGGGGGAGGGCGCCCAGGCGCTGCTCAAGGCCAAGGCCGACGAGGTTCGCAAGGCAAATCCGGCACTCACCGAGGCCCAGGCGTTCGAGAAGGCCTACCTCGACCCTGCCAACCGGGAGCTGATGGAGCAGGAGCGCAGAGAGCGGTTCCTCAAGCTCGGCGCCCGGATGGCGAGCTGAGCAACGCCGCCCACCACGGATCCAAGAACGGAGAGAGGACCATGAGGTTCGAGAAGGAAGTTCAGGGCGGCCGGGCCTTCATGGAGCTGGAGAGCCGCGGCGGCCGGTTCGAGATCAAGTCGCGCGGGTTCACCTCCCGGTACAAGGGGAAGGGGTTCAACCGTTCCCAGCCGTGGCAGGCGACGGAGTCCCCGCTGATCCACGATGGTTCCCAGAGCGTCCTGTCCACGGGGTTCGACTTCCGGAACTCGACGCTGACGGGAACTACCCTTGCAGGTCCGAACGGGAGTGGGCAGTTCTTGCTCATGACGTTCTCCACGGCTCGGACCCTGCAGCCGTTCACGTCCACCATGCTGAACCTGTCCACGCTGAACGCGGTCTATGGCGTCTGCCAGAACAAGCCGCGCGCGGGTGATGCGGTGGACGTCGGCATCTTCGGCATCAGCAAGGTGGTGTCCGGATCGACTGCCATCAGCGGAGGAACCGTCCTCCAGGCGTCGTCCACCACCTCTGGCGTCGTCACGCCGTTCATCGGTGGAAACGGGCGCGCGGTGGGACTCGCGATCGAGAATGCCACCGGGGTGGGTGCCGTGTTCTCGGCGTTCATCGGCGGCCAGCAGATCGGTGTCAGCTCCTGAGCGAACCGGATTGAGCTAGGGGCGGTGCGCCGGGCACCGTCCTGGGACAGGCAACGTAGAGGCCCATCCGGAGGGGCCAAGTCTGACGGGAGCGGATTCACCGTCGGGCGTTGTAGAGGGAGGCTGCGGTGCCGCAACCTACATTTGGCGACGTACACGTAGCCGCGGCGCTCACGCAGATCGCCGTGGCCTACTTCCAGTCCGACGACAACTACGTCGCGGACAAGGTGTTCCCCATGGTGCCCGTCCAGCATCAGACTGACGTGTACTACGTCTGGTCGAAGGCTGACTTCTTCCGGGACGAGGCGCAGATCCGCGCCGACGCCACGGAGTCGGCAGGCACCGGCGTGAACCTGACGACGCAGACCTACTCCGCGAGGGTCTGGGCGCTGCACCAGGACATCGGTCCGCAGGTCCGGGCTAACCAGGATCCGGCCGTCGACATCGACGTCACGTCCACCCGCCAGCTCATGCAGAAGATGATGATCCGGCGGGACCGGTTCTTCATGGGAAAGTACATGATCACCGGCGTGTGGAACACGGCGGGCGGTGGTGACGCGGTGGGAACGGCCGCGGCCAGCGGCGGCTCCCCCGGCACCTTCACCCCGGTGTTCTGGGACGACGATGCCAACTCGGACCCGTTCACGGACATCGCGTTCGGCCAGACGACCATCCTGACCAACACTGGCTTCATGCCGAACCTGTTGCTCATGAGCTGGAACGTCTTCCAGGCGCTCCGCAAGCATCCGCTCGTCATCGACCGCATCAAGTACACCCAGCCGGCCTTCGCCGGCACGATCACCCCGCAGCTCCTCGCCCAGGCGTTCGACGTGGGCCGGATCGTGGTGTCCAAGGCGGTCTACAACACCGCGGCGGAGAATCTCACGGCGTCCATGGCGTTCGTGGCCGGCAAGAACGCGCTCCTCCTCTACACCCCGGACCAGCCGGGCCTGATGATCCCCGCCTCCGGGTACACCTTCGGATGGCAGGCGTTCACCGGCCTGAACAGCCTGGGGATCCGTGTGTCGCAGATCCCGATGAACTGGCTCGGGTTGGGCACCATCCGGAACGAGGCCGAGATGTCGTTCGACATGCAGGTGGTCGGCGCGGACCTCGGGTTCTTCTGGTCCGGCATCACGGTCGTCTGACGAGTCGGGTCTCCAAGGTACAATCAGCGGGCCTCTGTTGAACCCAGAGGCCCCGAAACGGCAGAAGGCGAACCGGCACATGATCCCCATCCCCGCAGCCCAGATCGGCGGCGCCCGAGTCCAGCGGACCTTCACCATGGGGGATCGCCGGCTCAGGAACGGCGACGTCCTCACCGGGGACGAGGTGCGGTCCATCCGCCCGGCCAACCGGTCAGCCTTCATCGACAAGGGCTACATCGTGCCGTGGCCCATCGAGGCGGTGTCCCTCCACGTGGCCCAGCAGCCGGCGGAGCCGGTGTCACGGTTCATCCGTCCCCTCGGGTTCGGGCGCGGCTACGACGTGATCGAAGGCCGCAAGGTCAACGACGAGCCTCTGATGACCAAGGAGGAGGCGCAGGCTCTGGCCGGCATCGAGCTGCCGCCGGTCAACGGTGACGCAGGCAGCTGAGATTTCGAGGCACCTCTCGATCCCCCCGGTAGGTCGGGGAAGAATCGCCAGGCAACAAGGACGCGAGGGAGACTCCACATGGTCAGCGGTCTAATCGATCGGTACAAGGGCAAGGGTTATCAGCCCAGCAGCTGGCTCCAGCAAGTCGGCGGTGGTGGTGCGACGACCAGCGGCGGCGGCCAGGTCAACTCCACCGGAGCGGCGTCGACGTCGGGAGGCATCCCGCTGTCCACGGCCGGCACGGTTGAGACCACGCTTCTCTCCTACGTCCTCCCGGCGAAGACGCTGGACCGGATCGGGCGCAACGCGCTGATCACGGCGTTCGGGACGTTCTCCACGGCCAACGCTGGAGCCAAGACGGCGCGCCTCTACTACGGCGGCACCTCGATCTCGCTGCAGAACTCCACGACCGTCACGTCGCTCCAGCCGTGGTGGCTGCAGCTCAACGTCTTCGCCCAGACGGCGCAGAGCACGGTGGCCGGCATCCAGACGGTCCTTGCCCAGAACATCCTGAGCGCCACCCACGGCGGGTGCTCCCTCTCGACCGGGGCAGAGATCACGGGCCTGAACAGCACCATCAAGGTGACGGGGATCTCCAGCTCGCCCACCGCGGCCACCCCTGGGGACGTGACGGCCTACAGCCTCCAGGTCGAAGTGCTGAACTGAGGTCCGCCGGATGACGCTCTACGTCAGCGAGTACACCAACAGCGTGGCTGGCCGTTACCGCCAGCCATCGACCCCGCAGAGTCCCGTGAAGAGCTACGCGCTTTCCACGGGTGGGACGTCGACGGGTGGTGTCACACCGCAGGCCGGAACGCAGTTCATCAGGGTGTCGGCCGACGTCGGGATGCTGCTGAGCCTCAACTTGGCCAGCACCGTCGCCCCCACGTCCACGAACGCGGTCCGCATCCCGCCCAACGCGGCGCCGGAGATCTTCGCGGTCTCGACTGGCTTCCTGATCCAGACGGCATCCACCTGATCCCTTGAATCGCGCGTGTCCCGGTGCCACTGTGATGCCCACAGGCAACGCAGCAGGAGCACAACGGTGAAGATCGCGATCCTCGGAACGATCCCCTACACGAAGATGATGGCCCCGTTCGACGACGAGTCGTGGGAGATCTGGGTGTGTTCCCCGGGGAACCGCGGGGGGTGCATCCCGCGCGTCACCAGGTGGTTCGAGCTGCACGGCGTCGAGGCCATGCGCGGAGCCGAGAACGCGGACTGGAACAAGCCATACTTTGACTGGCTGAAGACCCAGTCCTTCCCCGTCTACATGCAGGAGCCGAACGACCTCTGCCCCGGCGCGCGCGTGTTCCCGAAGAAGGCGTGGCTGCAGGAGTTCGGACCGTGGGGGCGGATGGGCGCCACCTCGTCCATCTCGTGGATGATCGGCTACGCGGTCATGATGATGGGCCGGAAGGCGGACGGTTCGGGCGGCAGCCCGGACGACACCATCGGCGTCTTCGGGGTGGACATGCAGGCCGACTCCGAGATCTACACGGTCCAGAAGGCCGGCGGGCAGATCATGATGCAGCTCGCCAAGGACCGCGGGATCGATGTCCAGGTCCCGCTGGAGTCCTGCCTCGCGACGTACACCCCGCTCTACGGCTACCACGAGTCCTCCCGGTTCGGCCGGAAGATGGACCTCCGCAAGCTGGAGCTCATCAACTCCCTGAACCAGGCGCGCGGCCAGCTTGAGCACTTCAAGGCCCTGGTGTGCCACCTGGAGGGCGCCATGGAGGTGACGAACTACGTCATGCGGACGTTTGTTGACGGAGCGAACGACGCGGAGGTCGACGTCGACGAGACGCTGTTCACGATCGACGGATCCCTGGTGAGCGCCGCGGTGCCCAAAGGTGTGAAGCTGGAGTTCCCGGACCATCGTCCTGTGACGATCCCCGGCAAGCCCGCCGATCCTGCCGACATGGACGTGTTCAAGACACAGGGCGGCGTGTTGGTGCCGGCGCGTCACCACGATGGGCGCGCAGCGGAGTAGGCCGTGACGGACTTCCTCCACGAGGAGCACAAGGGGCTCCTGGTCGGCCAGGTGGGAGGCGCGCGGTACGAGCGCGCCGACCCCTCCGAGAACGACGTCTGCATCCCTCCGGCGTTCGTCATCACTGACTCTGAGGGGGGGATGTGGACGTTCGGGAACGAGTACGCGTGGCGTGACGGCCAGATGGAGTTCAACGTCATGCGCAACGACGTTGACATGGACGAGACGGCCTCCCGGATCGTCATGAAACGGGGCGTCGTGTGGATCTACGGCCACGGGTACGGGCGCAAGCAGTTCTCCCGGAGCCGCAAGGCGTTCATCTGAGCCTTCCATGACAGACGACGAGACGCTGGCGGCGATCGACGTGTTCCGCCGCGCCGCGAACCGTGGAGCGACCGCGGTCATCTCCGGGAGGTCGAGTGTTGACGACGTCGTCGCCTGGTTCATGAAGGAGACGGCGCCGGTCCTCGGCGCGGAGGAGACACTCGAATGATGCCGTTCATCCTGGCCAACACGGCCCACGGTACGATGATCGTCCCGCTGAACGACCACAACACCAACGCCGACGGGATGACCTACGGGGTCGGCGCCCAGATCCTCCACCACGGGAGGTATGAGCAGGGCGAGGTCGAGCTGCTGGGGGAGCTTCTGAGGCTGCGCAGGCAGCACCACGGAGACGACGTGGTGATGATGGACTGCGGGGCCAACATCGGCGTTCTGACCGTTGAGTGTGCGCGGCTGATGGCGGGGACCGGCCAGGAGCGTCCCTGGGGGATCGTCGTCGGCATCGAGGCCCAAGAGCGGCTGTTCTACGCCCTCGCCGGGAACGTCACCATCAACAACCTGCTGAACGTCCGGGTCATGTGGGGAGCCGTGACCGACAAGGCCGGCCGGATCGGCGTCGCGGATCCGGACTACTCAAAGCCGGGGTCGTTCGGCAGCTTCGAGCTGCGGGAGCGCCCGGACGGCCTCACCGAAGACATCGGCCAGCCGATCGACCGCAAGAACCCCACCACCATGGTCCCCGCGTGGCCAATCGACATCATGAACATCGAGCGGTTGGACGTCCTCAAGATCGACGTGGAGGGGATGGAGCTGGAGGCGCTCCGGGGAGCCAAGGCCACCATCGAACGGTGCCGGCCGATCATCCTGGTCGAGCGCATCAAGGTGGACGAGGTGGCGCTCATGCACTTCATGGAGAGCGTCCGGTACAAGACGGCGCCCTCGGGGATGAACATGCTGGCCTGCCCGGAGGAGGTCAAATACCTGGACTGGGACTTCGCCGCGGCGAACTCGGCCGGCACGGAGGAGGACGCGGCCATCCGTCGGGCCAACGAGGTGGGGGAATCGGGTGATCCACGCGAGGCGATGGACATCCTGGAGAACAGTGGGCTCCTCGGCAACGAGTTCCATCCGTTGCACCATCTCGCCTGGTTGAACTATGCCACCCTCCACATGCAGGTGAACAAGTTCAAGGAGTCGCTGAGCGAATACCAGATCGTTATCGACGGTGGCAATCCCGAGCTGCGGGACCTGGCCACGTTCGGGCGTGGGTTCGCCCGTCTCCGCCTCGGTGCGATCCGGGACGGGTTCCTCGACTTCGAGAGCCGCAAGCGCCAGATCCGGCCTGAGGCGATCACGCAGTTCCCGGAGTGGAAGGGGGAGGACATCTTCGGCAAGACGCTGCTGGTGGTGGGGGAGATGGGGTTCGGCGACAACATCATGTTCTCCCGGTACTTCTCGCACCTGGTGAACATGAGCATCCACGTCCTGGTGACGGTCCAGCCCACCCTGGAGCCGCTGATGGCGTGCCTGCCCCATGTCCAGGTCTACGGGAAGTACTCCCCGAAGTTCGACTGCTGGGTGGACATGATGTCCCTTGCGCACCGCTGCGGGACGGACGTCGACACGATACCGCCGCCGGCCAAGTTCCATCTTCCCCCGAAGGACGTGGCCAGGTGGAAGGGTGCGGTGATCGCCAGGACGTTCACACCGGGACGGCTGAAGGTCGGCCTGTGCTGGTCCGGCGGCAGGGACAGCCAGTACGACAAGCACCGGAACATCCCGCTGGAGGCGCTCCGTCCGCTGTTCGACATAGAGGGGATCGACTTCTACAGCCTTCAGCTCGACGTTCGGGACACTGACAAGGTCATGTTCCGAGAAGTTCATATCTGGAACATGGAATCGAACCTGCCGAACTTCCTGGAAACTGCCTGTGCGATCGAGACTATGGACCTAGTCATCACGGTGGACACGGCGGTGGCGCATCTGGCCGGATCCCTTGGGGTTCCCACGTGGGTGATGTTGACCTCCTACCGGACGTACTGGCTCTGGCAGGTCGGGAAGCTGGTGTGCCCTTGGTATCCCTTCGCGAGGTCCTACCAGCAGGTCACGGACGGCGACTGGAGCACGGTCGTCGAGGAGATCGAGGCGGACCTGAGGGCGTCCGTGGCCAAGTGAGGGTTGCGTCCGGCCAACGAATACAAAACCGGTGACCGATCATGTAATCCTCGGGGCGGATCACCCCCGAGGAGCACACCCAGATGTCGCGCGAGTTCTCAGTCGGCGGTGACGGCCTCACGCTCGGCAACAGCGCCGTCACCCTCGTGTTCCTCAACCCCACCGCCGCCCCCAACCTCAACCTCCAGATCCTGCGCATGTGGGCCTCCCAGCAGGGGACGTCCACGTCCGGCCAGCAGCGCATCCAGGCGGAGACCCAGGTCAGCGTCTTCCCGACCCTCACGTCGGCGACCCCGCGCCACCTCAAGCTTGGCGACGGCACGGCGTCCATCATCACCGGCGGCACGGCCGGCGCGCAGGGCACGGTCGGGATCAACGCCTCCGCCGAGGGGGCCGGATCCAAGACGGTCATGTTCGGGGACAACTTCAACGTCCTGAACGGATACCTGTGGGTTCCGACCCCGCGCGAGCTGATCGACCTGCCCACCGGACTGGTAGGCGGGTTCGGGCTGTTCCTCCCGGCGGCGGCATCGTCCCTCACCAACTGGGGCGCCGGGTTCAACTTCGCCGAAGGCACCTGATCCTCCATGGGGTTGATCTGTGGCCTACAGCTTTGTAGCCAGCGTCAGCGGTGTTCAGACCATCGGCACCCTGAACACGACGGGTGCAGATCTCATAGTGCTCTGCGTCTCCGTGTTCACGGGGGACACGAACCCGCCCACCATCGGGGACTCCGCCGGCAACGTGTGGGGAGCGGCCAACATATCCGCCCAGACCACGGACAATTGCTGGGGCTACATCTTCTCCTTCCACAATCCCGTGACGAACGCGGCTCACCAGCTCTCGTGGAACAGCGGTGTCAACAACGGCGCCATGGCGGTCCTCGCCTTCTCGGGATCTGCGTCGAACCCATTGGACAAGACCAGCTCAGCGATATTCGGGTCCGGCACCACCCAGGAGACGCCAGGCAGCGTCACCCCGTCCCAGAGCAATGAGCTGTGCGTCGCGGCGTACACGGTGGACGCCCCGAGCGGTTCCTCGTTCTCGATCGACAGCGGCTACACGATAGCCCAGTCCAGGGACGTCGCACCGGGATCCGCTTTCGGCATCGTCGCCGCCTACCTCATACAGACCTCGGCCGTGGCCACGAACCCGCAGATGACGCGCTCCGTGGCGCTGACGGGATCCGACGCCGCCCTCATTGCGACGTTCAAGGCGGCCGGCGCCGCACCGTCCGCCACGTTCCGCAGGACGCTGTCGCCGATCGGGACGCGCTCAGGATCGCGCCAGGTGCACGGTCGCTGGAACCGGTCCGGTCGCGGTGGGCTGCTGCTGCGAGATCCCCTGATCCTCCCGAAGGCAGCGTGACATGGCCAACCTCAAGCAGAGCACCGCCTACACCCGCACGTTCATGATGATCGCCTCGGCGGACCACATCGCGGGCCTGACCGGTGCCACCCCGGTGGTGAAGCTCTCCAAGGCGGGAGGCGCCGGCGCGGCGGCCGGCGGGACGGTCACGGAGGTGGACTCCACCAACTGCCCCGGCCTCTACAAGATCGCCCTGACGACGACCGACACCGGGACGCTCGGGGACCTGGCGTTCTGCTGCACCGCGGCCTCGGGGGATCCGACGAACTTCATCGACCAGGTGACCGCGAACATCCTGGGGGACACCCTTCCGGCCAGCGTCGCCGGCTCCGTGGGAAGCGTGACCGGGAACGTCGGTGGGTCGGTGGCCAGCGTCACGGCCGGGGTCACTGTCAGCACCAACAACGACAAGACCGGTTACGCGCTCACGTCCGGGGAGCGCACGAGCATCGCCGATGCTCTCCTGGACCGCGACATGTCGGTGGGGACGGACTCCGGGTCAGCCAGCGTGCGGACCACGCGCCAGGCGCTCCGCACCCTGCGCAACAAGGTTGACCTGTCGTCGGGGACGAGCGTGACCGTCTACAAGGAGGATGACGCCTCGGTCTCGTGGGCGGGAGCGGTCACCACCAACGCCGGCGCCATCCCCATCGTGACGGTGGACCCGGCGGGACCGTAGGATGGCTGGCGGCTACCGTTCCCAGTTCGGGTTTTGGTTCGGCGGGTATGCTTCACCGCCGCCGCCGGCGCACGGCGCGGGATACCGGTCCTTCATCGGGAAATGGTTCGGCGGGTACAGCGTCCCGCAGACGACGCTCAAGTTCGACCCGCGGTTCCTCACGCTTCCATTCTCCAGGGTGAGAGCCTCCGGTGGGGTGGCGCGGATCTCCTCCGTCTTTCCTGGGATCAGGGTTGCCGCCACCGCTGCACAACGCAGGGGCGGCGTGACATACTCAGCGAAACGCATCACGGTGACGGCGAGGATTGGACCAGCAATGCCGCAGGGAAACGACTTCTCCCCCGTGGACGCCACGGAGACCGTCACCGTCACGTGGGACTTCGCCCCGTGGCTGGGGACCGGAGTCACGCTCTCTGGAACGCCCCTGACTACGACGTGCGGGCTGAGGTCCGGCGTGGATCCCTCGCCGGCCACCAGGTTGACGGGGGCGCCGTCGGTGGTAGCGTCACCGAGCAGCGGCAAGCCCAGCCAGGGTGTCCAGCAGCAGGTGACCACGATGAAGGCGGGCGCCGCCTACTTTCTGACCTGCACCGCGGGGACGTCGGACGGGCAGACGCTCACCCTGTGGGGGCACATCAGATGCCTGGCGGAGACATGACCAATGACCTGGACGTATGACGCAGGACAGCTCGGCACCAGCCCGCTCATGCAGGCGCGCTACCTGGTGGGAGACGTCACGCAGGGCAAGCAGCTGGTCCAGGATGAGGAGATCACGTTCTCGCTCGGCCGGTACTCGACGATCTACGGCGCGTGCGCGGAGGTGTGCCGTTCGATCGCCACCAAGTTCGGCCAGCAGGTGGACCTGGTCCAGGGAGAGCTGAAGACGAACTACAGCCAGATCTCCAGACGCTACGGTCAGATGGCCACGGACTTCGAGCAGCGCGGGTTCCGCGGGATCCAGCCTTTCTCCGGCGGCATCTCCGTCACCAGCAAGAACCAGATCACCCAGGACACCGACCGCGTCCCGCCGGACTTCAACAAGGGCCAGTTCGACGACCTCCTCCCCGTCAGTCCCGTCGGCCAGCAGACTCCCACGGCGTCTCCGCCGGACACCGACTCGCGTCCGTAGGGGGAGGACGTCCGATGGCAAATGGTGGGAAGGTCCTGCTGAGCGGGAGGACGCTCGTGCTCGAGGTCGCGAGCCACATGGCGAGGATCGGGTTCATGCGGGTGAAGCGCAGCCGCAACGGCTCGATCTACATGCGCCTCCCACCGTACCCGTTCAGGATCCGGCTGTCGGACCACGAATGGTCCGGCGAATCCCGCGCCATCCACCTGCACGTCATCCGCAACGCGGTCCTCCAGCCCATCCTGTCCGGTGACCTTCCTGCGTTCGCGCAGCACCAGAAGGAGCGGTACATCGAGCGGTGCCTGGAGCGCATAGGAGCGGCGGCATGATCTCCATCAAGGTGGACACCAGGGACGCGATCGCCAAGTTCGGGCCGGGCGGGAAGCTGCCGGCCATGGTCCGGGCGAATCTTCGGCGGGTCCTCCCCGACCTGACCAAGCGGCTCGGGGCCAAGGTGGACGACAACCTCAACAGCGGTCTCAAGACCCGGCGCCGTCTGGTCGTCAAGAAGCAGATGGTGGAGAACCCGACGTCGATCTACGGGCTGGTGACGACCGTCTCCACGAGGGAGCCGTACCTGCTGCCGCTGTGGCTGGAGGACGGGACCAGGCCCCACGTGATCGCGGCCAAGAACGCCGCGGCGCTGTACTTCTTCTGGGACAAGCTGGGGAAGTTCGTGTCGTTCAAGCAGGTGAACCACCCCGGGTTCAAAGGGATCCACTACACGCTCAACGCCTTCCAGTCGATGGAGACCGAGATCGAGCAGGCCATCGCCAAGGCCGCCCGTGAGGGTGCCAAGGAGGCGGGATCGTGATGCCGGAGCGGAGCCGCGACCCGATCGACTGCGTCACGGCGTGCGAGGTCGCTGCGCGCATGCTGGTCGAGGCCGGGTTCATGCTCCGCACGCAGTCTGGCAGCAGCGAGAGCCGCTACTACTTCCACCCGGCGCGCGGAGATCTGTTCCTGCTCAGGCTGTCGATGCACCAGCACAAGAAGGGGAGGACTAGCACCGGGCTGCCTGGGTTCGTCGCCAAGGTGACGTTCTCCCCGAAGGTGACGCACAGCGAGTGGCACACCTTCAACTGCGTCGCCACGGGGATCGGCCGGTATTTCATGGTAAGGGATCCGCCGGCGCCCATGCACAGAGGCGCGAGAGGTCAACCAGATGACGGCGCTCCCATCCATCTATGAGCCGATCATGAACGCGCTGCTGGCCCTCCTCCAGGCCCAGCTCACTCCGGGCCTTTTCCGGACCGTCACGCGCCGCTACATCCCGTGGGAGGCGCTGATGATCTCCCTCCAGAACAACACCCAGCCGTTCCCGCAGCCTTGCCTGATCCTCTACGACGGGGTGGGGTTCGGCGGTGGCACGACGAAGTTCGAGCAGAGGGGCCGCGGCCGTCCCACGGTGCGGGTCGTGTCCAGGACGATCGTCATCTATGCTCAGATGCCGGGCGGCGGGACCGCGGAGGGAACAGACGCGTTCACACCCGGAGGAGCCGTCTTCGGACCGCTGTCGGAAGCCATCGAGGGCGTGTTCCAGTTGGTCGACTCCGAGAACGCTCTGACCCTGGGCGGCCTGGTGAGCCACTGCTGGATCGAGGGCGAGTCGCACTGGGCCACCGGGGACATCGACCCTTACGGGCAGGGCCTCATGACGGTCCCGGTGAAGATCATGCTCCCGTGACCGAGTCGTTCATACCCGCACTCTACGAGGAGGAGCGCGTCCGCGCCCGTGGGCACGACGTCGTCGAAGAGTACCGGAACGCTCTCAACGAGAAGATGGGATGGACTGGGCCGCTCCCCTACGAGGACCTGAGCCGGTGGAAGCACGACCCGGAATGGCACACCCGCCTGGTGAGCATCCAGTCGGCGCACGACGGCCTCAAGATGAAGGGCGACGGTCATTGGTTCTGGATGATCATCAGCGCCATCTTCCTGTGGTCCCAGGTCAGGTGGATCGTCCGCGGGATTCTATGACCACCACCAGGAGAACGCGGACGACCGGCGCTTCTTGCGGTAATGGACGCGCGGGTTGAGCCTCCGGAGCCGTGCCAGCTGCTTGTCCACCTCCTCCTCCGTGTCGAACGTCTTGATCCTCACCCACCGGCCGTCGATGTACTCCTCGATGGTCCACACCCTCGCCCCTTCCACCGCTCAGCGCGGTTGCGTCCAGCCAACGAATATCCGCCGCCCTCCGGACGGGGTAATCCTGTGGCGTCCACCATGACGCCGCGGGAGAACCCATGTCCACGCCCCTCGCAGCCTTCGGTCCCGGGATCCTGATCGTCTCCCGGACCGACATCGCGATCCCAGCACCCGTCAACATCGGGTATGCCCAAGAGTTCTCGTTCGAAGCTGCCGGCGTCATCAAGGAACTCTACGGTCAGTTCCAGTGGCCCCTCGCCGTCGCGCGCGGCACCATCAAGGGAACCGCCAAGATCAAGGCGGCCGTCCTGTCCGGGCTCGCCTGGGCCGCGGTGTTCTACGGGGGGACCGGGACCAGCACCACCGGCCAGATCGCGTGGAACGTGGGGTCCACGTTCTCGCTCTCGACGGCGGCGACGACGCTGCAGGTGGGATCGTCCCTGACCTTCGACGCCGACCTCGGCATCACCTACGGGGCCAGCACGGTCAACACGCCGGGCCTGCCGCTCCAGCGGGTCTCGACCGGACTGGAGGCGCTCGGGAAGTACAGCCTCACGACCGGCTCGCCCGGGCTGTACAACTTCTCCGCCGCCGACTCGACGTCGATCCTCGCCGGCGCCACGAACCCCATCAAGGTTACCTACACGAACACGACGAGCGTGGGCCAGAGCCTGCTGGTGTCCAACCAGCTGATCGGCTCGACCCCGACGTTCCAGCTCGACTACTACACGAACTTCAACCAGCCATCGTCCAAGCCGTTCGCGCTCCGGCTCTACTCGTGCGTGTCGGCCAAGCACATGCTGCCGTTCAAGCTGGAGGACTTCGCCATCCCCGAGTTCGACATCGGGTTCTTCGCCAACGCCTCGCAGAATGTGTACAACATGGTCTTCCCGGAGATTTCTTGACCTGGAGACGACATGGCAAAGACGGCGAAGATCACGCTCGGAGGCGAAGAGTACACCATCCACGCCTTCAACATCGGAGAGCTGGAGCGCGTCACGGACATCATCAACTCCTCCGGGACCGATGGCGGCGTGAGGGTTGGGAGGGTGTCGTTCGCCATCCTGCGCATCGCCTTGGAGCGCGCGGCGCCGAGCGTGGATCCCGGAACCGTCGAACTCGACATGGACGAGCTGACGGCGGCGTCCCAGACGATCCTGGAACTGGCCGGTCTGAAGGCTGCGGAACCAAACCCTCCGACGGGCCAGGAGACCGGCGAAGCCTGACCGACCCGGACTTCTGGCCCGACGTGTTCGGGCCGTTCGTGGAACACGGCATCCCGCCGTCCGAGGTCAGGAAGATGACGCTGAGCGACGTTTCCATGATGCACAGGTACTGGCGCCGGAACCCACCGCTGCGGGTCCTGGTCGCGTGCGTCGCCAAGGCGCTCGGTGTGGAGTTTCCGGACCTCAGCAAGGCGAACGGCAAGGAGCCGGAGAACAAGTACATGACGGCGGAGGAGCTGCGCCGCATGATCCAGGCGACGGGCGGCCGGATCGACGGGATGGGGCAGTTCAATGGCTGACATCGACCTCAAGATCGGCGCCGACACGGCCGAGCTCGACAAGGGATCGGAGGCCGTCAAGAAGCGGCTCGACGAGATCTCCAGCAGCGTCGGGACCCTCCAGTCATCCCTCGACACCTTCGCGTCTAAGACGGCGGAGGCGTTCTCCACCGTCACCGATGCGCTTGGGTCGATCGGCGACGGGTTCAAGCAGCTCAACGAGACCATCGAGAAGGGCGGCGCGACACTCAGCACCGGGTGGATGAAGCTCCTCTTCGGCGGGGCCATCGGCGCTGCCGCGGCCGGCGCGCTGAAGGTGTTCCACGACATCGAGGAGGAGTTCGTCAAGATGGACCGGGCGGCTCGGGAGACCGGGCTGTCGCTCCAGCGATACCAGGAGATCCAGTACGCGCTCAACCAGGGCGGGGTCGGCAACGACAAGGTCAGGGAGGGCCTGGAGGAGGCGTCCAAGAAGCTCAACGAGATGGTCCGTGACTCCGGGGACCTGGGCAAGTTCCTCGACGCCAACGGGGTGAAGTGGAAGGACCAGAACGACCACATCATCTCCATGGACCGCTACCTGGTGGAAGCGTCCAAGCTGATCGAGAACGCCTACGGGTGGGCGGACAAGTTCAAGGCCGGTGAACTGCTCGGGTTCTCCAAGGAGTGGGTGCGCACTCTTGCCGAGGGACCGGCTCACATGCAGGAGCTGGAGGCGCGGGCGCATGCGGCCGGCGCCGTCATGCAGGACGAGATGGTAGCCAAGGCTGTGGCCTTCGAGAAGGAGTGGAACGCAGCTAGCTCGCACTGGGCCACGTTCTTCAAGCAGATGATCGTCGACCTGACTCCCTACGTGCAGAACCTCATCAACATGCTGGGGATCGCCGTCGAGAAGATGCAGGGGCTGGAGCGCGGATCGACGAAGGGATCCGGCGCCGAGGGCTTGATGGCGACCCAGAAGTTCGAGAACCCGTTCAAGACGGCGCCCGGCGCCGGGGACATGCCACTGCCGTCCATGGCCGGCCTCGACGTGGGAGCCGAGAAGACCACCCAGATGCGGGTGGACTGGGACAAGATCGTCGCGGACGCGAAGAGGGTGGCCGACGACGTGGTGCGCGCCGGGTCCACCAAGTTCGCCAAGGACGATGACGACGACAAGAAGAAGGACACCACGGGGATGACGAAGCTGCAGGAGCAGCTCGACGCCATCCGGCTGTCCTACGACAAGATCAAGATCGCGGAGAAGAACGCGGTCGACACCTTCAAGGAGACTGAGACCCAGAAGGTGAAGCACCTCCTCGCGGCACTGACCGATCGCGAGACGGCCGAGAAGGCGGTCTTCGAGAAGGAGATCGCCCTGGCCGGCGACAACGCCAACAAGCAGGAGCAGATCCGGCGCAAGATGGCGCACGAGATGGGTGCCATCGACAAGGAGCGGCTGGCCCTGGAGGCGGAGCAGCTCAAGAAGTCTGTCCAGGAGTGGGAAGGCGTCACGAACACCATCATGGGGGCGTGGAACTCCCAGCTCCGCGGACTCCTGGCGCACACGACGTCCTGGTCCACCGCCATGAAGAACATCGCCTCGTCCCTGGTCATCAAGATGATCGAGGAGTTCGAGAAGCTGGCCATCGTGAAGCCGCTGTCGAACATCCTGGCGAACTCGCTGTCGGCGCCTACGGAGCTGTTCTCGGGGTTCATGAAGATGATAAGCGGTCTGCTCGGGCCGCTGTCTGCCGGGTTCACCTCGTTCTTCGCCCCAACCCTCGGCCCCGCCGCTCCGGCCGCCGGCGCCGCAGCCGCGGCGGCGGAGGTGGCTGTTGCCAAGGCGACCGTGGGATCGTTCGAGATCGGCACCGACTACGTGCCGCGCACCGGCATGGCCCTCGTCCACCAGGGGGAGGCGATCATCCCGGCTTCGCAGAACATGGGCGGAGGCGGCCAGGGCGCGGCGGCCAACGTGACGTTCCAGGTGTCGGCGATCGACGGGACGGGCGTCCAGGCGTTCCTGACGCGGTTCGGTCCGCAGTTCGCCAAGATGGTCGCCGGGCACATGTCCCAGAATCCCAGCTACAGCAGCATGTGAGGGGGGACGTGGTGTGGCCCTGCCAGTCTTTCCCAGCCTCCCCGGCATAACCTTCCCGGCGAAGCGCACCATCCAGTGGGCGGGCACCCGGCACGAGTCCCTGTCCGGGAAACGGGTCCGGATCTCCTACTACAGCTATCCGATCTGGCTCTACGAGGTGAAGTTCAACTTCCTGCGGAGCGCGGCGTCGTTCCTGGAGTGGCAGAACCTGGTGGGGTTCATCAACCAGCTCAACGGCGCCACCCTCGCGTTCCTCTACCAGGACATCAACGACTACCAGGCGACGAACCAGGCGTTCGGTGTCGGCGACGGTGTGACGACCTCGTTCCAGCTCGTGCGCGTGCTGGGAGGGTTCGTGGAGCCGGTGTTCTTCCCCGACACCCCGATCCCCACCGTGGCGATCAACGGGACGCCCACGGCCGCCTACACGGTGTCCTCGACCGGATCCATCGTGTTCAGCAGCCCTCCCGCGGCCGGCGCCACCCTGACGTGGACCGGGACGTTCAAATGGCTGTGCCGGCTGGACGATGACGCGTGGCCGTTCGAGAACTTCGCGAGCCTGCTGTTCGAGATGCGGTCGATGAAGTTCTCCACCGAGAAGCTCATATGAGAGTCAGGCACGGCGCGACATACGTTCTGGTCGGCGGGGTCACGCTGTTCCACCTGGCCGCCGCCGGGATCTGGCCGGAGCGCCTCCCGGAGGGGATCGGCGTCAACTCCGGCAAGATGGCGGTCGAGAGGTCGAAGCTCACCCCGCACCTGCGAGACAAGCTCAAGTTCCTGGCGTTCGTCGGGTTCCTGACGGCGGTCACCGGCAGCCTCCAGACTTTCAACGTTCCCGCAGACTGGAACAGCGGCAACAACACCGTCGAGACCATCGGGGCTGGTGGCAGCGGGGCCACCGGCAGCGGGGTGCCATGCACGGGCGGCGGCGGCGGAGCATACTCGCTCGCGCGCAACATCGTCCTGACACCAGGCGGGACGTGCTCCTACCAGCTTGGCACCGGTGGCGCCGCCGTCACCAACACCACCGGGAGCTTCAACGGGAACGCTGGCGGCAGCACGTGGTTCAACGGTGCCACGTTCGGGGCGGCGTCTGTTGGGGCTCTCGGGGGCGGAGCAGGCATCACCTCCGCCTCGAACCCGGCCGCTGGTGCTGGCGGCGCGTCGAGCGGCGGCATCGGCTCAACCAAGAACAGCGGCGGGAACGGGGGGACGCCGACCGGTGGTGCCGTCATAGTGTCCACTGGCGGAGGTGGCGCAGCCGGTCCGAACGGGAACGGCAACAACGGTGTTGGGATTGGAGCCGTCAACGGCGGAACGAGCGGCGGTTCTGGCGACGCCGGCCTGGGAGGGGCCGCAGGGGCGGGAGTCACGAACACCAGCCCTGGAGGTGCTGGCAGTCCCGGCGCGGAATACTCCGCGACTGGCGGGGGCACGGCGGGTTCTGGTGGAGGCGGAGGGGCAAGCTACCAGACCTCCGCGGCAGCCACTGGCGGCACAGGAGGACTGTATGGCGGCGGCGGCGGTGCTGCGGTCATCGGGATCGGGACCGGGCCGGCATACACGTCTGGGGCCGGCGCCAAGGGTCTGATCGTCTACACGTATGCTCCGCCTGCTCCGGTGGTGGGAACCGCGGTTCCGCTGCCCGTTCTGGTCACGCTCATCCCACCGCCTCCTGGCCCGACGTTCGGGCGCAACCTGCAGCCCTACCAGCCCGTCGTCCTGACTCCGCCGATCTCCGGTCCGCCGCCGCCTCCCGATCCCACCAAGCTAGGCATGGGCAGATCGCAGGCACCGTGGGCGACGTTCCAGGCGTGGGACAACGTTACCTGGTCCCCGACCCGCTACGATCTGCCGCTCGGGCGCGGACAGTTCTGGGAGCCACGGAAGCTCGCCGCTCCCCCGTCCGGTCCGGCACCTCAGAACCCGCCGTTCCCGGGACCTCAGACGGGGTTGCCGCCGGCCATCATCGACGCGTGGATCCCGCCGCCGCCGTACACGGGTCCGATGCGGTGGGTGAAGACCCCGCCGTCCGGTCCCCTGACTCCCAACAGCGGATCCCTGTTCGTCCTGTTCAACCAGATCGTCTCCGGGCAGAACCTCACCTGGTGCGACTTCGATCTCTACACGATCAAGCTGTTCAACGGCGGGGTGCTGCGGTTCACCACGGCGGACTTCGACATCAACGTGAACGGGACGGTCTACTCCTCGCAGGGCGTGCGGGTGGACCAGGGCCAGAACAAGAGCCAGGCGCACTGGAAGATCGGGTTCGACGTCGACACCTGGACGGTCGTCCTGATGCCGCGGCCGATCGACATCGCGACGGGGACTGTGTTCCCGGACGTGATCGGCGTTGTGCCGTGGATCCAGGCCGCGCACTCTGGCTACCTCGACGCAGCGGACTTCCAGGTGGACCGCGCGTTCTTCTCCGCCATGCCGACCTGGCCCATGACACCGGGCGGAGCGGTCCCCACCGGGGTTCGCACGATCTTCGCCGGCAAGGTCCAGGCGGTGGACTGCACGGACCTGATCGTGGTCATCACGGCCAACGACTACCGGGACCTGCTGTCGATCCAGATGCCGCTGCACTTCTACTCGGCGCAGTGCCGGCACACCCTGTTCGATCCGGGGTGCAACGCCGACGGCAACATGACCATCGGCCGGTTCTCCCAGGCGGGGACCGCGGGCGCCGGGAGCACGCAGTTTGCCATCATCCCCGCGGGTGGACTCCCCAACCCCGGAGGATCCGGGACGTACACGCTCGGGACCGTCACCATGCTGACCGGCGCCAACGCCACGTTCAGCCGGACGGTCTCCACGTGGGATGGCGTCACCCTCAAGCTCGTGGCTCCGTTCCCGTTCACCATCAACCCCGGGGACACCTTCGCGGCGTCCGCCGGGTGCGACCTGCAGAGGACCACTTGCACGGCGTTCGGGAACCTGCAGAACTTCGGGGGGCAACCCTACATACCGGCTCCGGAGGTGACAGGCGGATGATGACGGAGGAGGAGGCCCGCGACCGGGTGGTGGCCGTGACCCTGGAGTGGGTCGGGACGCCCTACCACGACATGGGAGAGGTCAAGGGACCGCGCGGTGGGACGGACTGCGCGAAGCTCCTCAAGTGCGTGTACGTCGAGGCCGGCGTGATGGAGGAGTTCAAGATCGCGAACTACGCGCCGCAGCATTTCCTCCACCAGTCCGAGGAGCACTACCTGTCCTACGTCATGCCGCGCGGGAGGGAGATCCCCGAGTCGGAGGTTCGGCCGGGCGACATGGTGCTTTACAAGATCGGCAAGTGCTACGCTCACGGTGCCCTCGTGGTTCCCCCGGGATGGCCGCACGTCGTCCACGCCCACTACGCCTGCCGCAAGGTCATGAAGGCGGACGGGCGCCGGCCGCACCTGGGGACGCCGGTGCTCGGCATCAAGTTCTTCACTCCCTGGTGAGGTCGCATGGGACGCTTCATCACAGGATTGTTCGCTGGGAAGCAGACGTCCCCTCCTGCCACGTCCCTGCGCGTCTCCACTGCCCTCCAGGGCCAGCCCATCGCGCTGCTGCTCGGCGGCCAGGCGCGCATGAGCGTCAACGTCATGGACTACTTCGGGTTCTCCTCCTCTGGAGGCAGCGGTGGCAAGGGCGGCACCAGCGGCAAGGGGCAGGGGACGACCTACAACGCGTCCGTGGTCCTTGGGATATGCGAGGGGCCAGTCCTCAAGGTCGTCGCTGACTGGTGGTCCGGCACCAAGAACTACTTCGACCCCAACCTGATCACTCCGGACGGCGGACCCGAGGCGTTCTACGCCGGGGACTACCAGCAGACGCCGTGGCCGTTCTCGACGGCGTTCGATCCCACACACGCGCTGGCCTACCGCGGGATCTGCTATTTCGCGTTCTCCAACCTCAGCCTCGGCAACTCGCCCAACCTGCCGCAGATCAACCTGGAGATCCTTGCCCTCAACAACAGCAACATCGTCCCCGGCCAGCCGGACGGCGACCCCACCCTCGCCCTCGCCGCGTTCCTGACGAACCAATACTGGGGTGTCGGGTTCCCGGTTGCCCGGTTGGCTCCGCTGAGCGGGACTCCCTCGACCTGGCAGTCGTACTGCAAGGCGCTGGGGTTCGGAGTCTCACCGGTGATCTCCGCGGCGGTGTCGGCCGCGAGCGCCATGGGCGACCTGGTGAACGCCACCAACAGCGCCGCGTGCTGGCAGGACGGGCTGATGCACGTCGTCCCGTATGGCGACGCGCCGGTCTCTCTGGGCCAGATCAACTCCATCATCGAGACCCACATCGTCCCGGCGCTGCTGCCGAACGCGGTCCTGGCGTCCATCACGATCGGAAACGTCGGGAACTTCGTCGCCGATTTCGGAGTGACCTACTTCGCCGCCGCGTCTCTCACCCTGGTGCCGTACCCGCCGACCCAGATCGGCACCTACTCGCAGATGGACGGGACCTACTACTTCACCCAGGCCGACATCAACAACGAGGTGTCGATCACCTACACCTACGCCGCGGCCGCGAGCTACGTGCCGGACACGGTGCCGCTCTACGACTTCACCATCAACGACTTCCTCACGAACCAGGGATCCGTCGGCACGGGACTCGCGGCCGGGAACTCCCCGGTGGTGATCGTCCGCAAGCCCAGGGATCAGATGCTCAACAACGTGAAGGTCGAGTACCTGGACCGGAACAACGCCTACAACCCCGTGGACATCGAGGTGAAGGACTCGGCGTCCATCTACCAGTTCAAGAGAGTCCGCCCGGGAGACATCAAGCAGTTCCACTTCTTCTGCCTGGCAAGCGCCGCGGTGCAGTCCTGCACCCTCCAGCTCGTGCGGGAGCAGATCGCCAGGACGTTCCAGTTCACCTGCGGCAAGCACTTCTCCATGATCCTGTCGCTCATGAAGATCGTGACCTTGACGCTGCCCTCCATGAGACTGGCGCGCGAGCCCGTCCGCATCATCGAGATCAGCGAGAACACCGACCAGACGCTGACGGTCACCTGCGAGGAGTTCAACGGGACCGCGGCGGCGCCGATCTACGGCAGCGAGGCCAGCCTGGGCCACCAGACGAACTACAACGCCACGCCCGGGTTCATCAACACGCCGCTGATCTTCGAGCCGACGGACGAGCTGGGCCGGGCCATGATCTCCGGAGGCGGCCTGCTGATCGCGATCGCACTGTCCGGGGAGGCCCAGTTCTGGGGCGGGTGCAACGCGTGGATCTCCTACGACGGGTCGCAGTACACTGAGGTCGCCACCGTCACCAAGGCGACCCGGATGGGCGTCCTCATGGCGCCCCTGCCGACGGCCGCTGTCAACCCGACGGGCGCTCAGACGATCGACACGACGTCCGTCTGCGCGGTGAACCTCACCGAGAGCAACGCGCAGCTCGTCTCCGTCAGCCAGATCGACGCCAACTCGCTCAACACCAAGTCGTTCATCGGTCCCCTGGCGGGACAGCCGGGCGCCGGCGCCGGCGAGGCCATCGCCTACATGAACGCCACCCTTGTGGCGACGTCCGAGTACGACCTCACCTACCTGATCCGGGGCGCGTTCGGCACGGAGACAGACGTCCAGACATGGCCGACCGGGACCGGGTTCGCCCGGATCGACGAGAACGTCCTGCTTCTCCCCTACGACAAGTCCAGGATCGGCTCGACCATCTTCCTCAAGTTCCCGTCGTTCAACCTGTTCTCCCAGGTGACGCAGTCGCTCGCGGACGTGCCGGCCTACAGCTACACGATCCAGGGAATCGCGCTCGCGTCCCCGCTCCCGATCCTGGAGAACGTCCGCACGGTCATCCAGAACGGACGCCTGGCCGTGGCGTGGGACGAGATCGTGGACTTCCGCGGCGCCATCCGGGTGGAGATCCGGCAGGGCACGACCTACAACTCCGCCGTCATCCTCGGGACCGTGGCCCATCCGGCGTTTATCCTGCCGGGGGACGGAACGTATTGGTTCACGGCGTGGTGCCAGCCGGCCTCCGGACTGATCGTGCGCAGCGAGGCCCCGGTCTCCGTCACCGCGGTGGGCGCCACCGTGCTCACCAACGTCGTGGCGTCCTACGACGCCAAGGCGGCGGGCTGGCCTGGGACCTTCGTCAACACGTCGGTGGACCTGGGCATCAACGCGGTCCGCCTCAACGGCGGCCAGCTCACCACGAGCGGACCCACCGCGGCCGGCAACAACGTCCTCAACTTCGCCTCCGTGCCTCCGCAGGTGGTCCGCGGGCAGACGGTCTCCGACGTGACCGACAGCGGCGTGATCCCGGCCGGGACGACGGTCCTCTCGGTGACCTCCTCGACCGTCACCATCAGCAACCCCATCGGGTCGGACTTCAGCAACGTCGACTTCCCGGCGGAGTTCGGGTCGCGCGGGGTGCTCGCCGGCGATGTCATCCAGTTCGGGACGCTCCAGATCCTGACCCAGGACGGGACCTACCAGCCGCCGTTCACCGTGGACGTCAAGCGTCCGACGGCCATGACGATCACCATCAGCCTCCAGGGCACGGGCCTGGCCGTCGGGCAGAACATCCTCGCCGACACCGACATCCTCGGAGACACGGACGTCCTCGGGTCGGTCGGCGCCCAGTTCGTGAACGTCCACGCGAGCATCCTGTTGTCCCAGGACGGTGTCACCTACGCGGCGCCCATCAAGTACAGCCCCGGGGACTACTTCGGCCGGGCGGCGAAGTTCATCTTCAACCTGTCGAGCGTGGACCCGAACACCATCGCCTACCTGCTGACCGCGCAGATCTCGGTCCAGGTGCAGGCCCGGGACGACCACATCCTCACCAACGGGGTGCTCCCCGCGGCCGGCCTCACGGTGGCGTTCACTCCGGACGGATCCGCCACCCCGGCGCCCTTCAACGGCGGACCGAACGGGGCTACGGTGCCCCACATACTCGCCACCTGGGGGAGCCAGCAGCCCGGGGACGTGTTCTCGATCGTCGGGCTGACCGCGGCCGGCGCGTTCTTCCAGATCGTCAACGGCGGTGTCGGTGTGGCGCGCGGCTCGGTCAACATCATCGCGGAGGGGTTCTAATGAACAAGGTCATCGTTGCCGCGCTCGCCCTGCTCTGGCTGGCGTGCGGTCCGGCCCTGGGCCAGGAGTCCAACACGCAGCTGCTGGCGCTGATCGCGGCCAACGTTCCGTCCGGGAACCCAGGGGTCCTGACCGCGGCCTCATTGCGAGCCGTCCTCCAGGCGATGGTCAACTCGACCAACGTGGCGAGCACGACCTGCCCGACGAACACCGCGATCTCCCCGTACCAGCCGTGGGCGAACACCACCAGCTCCCCGACCGGAATCGTCCTCAACGTGTACGACGGGTCGAACTGCGTCCCGTGGGCGATCATGAACACGTCGTCCCACCAGATGACGATCGCCGGTTCGGCGAACCAGCCGGTCACGAACATCATCGCCCGGTTCGGGAGCTTGGACGTCCACCAGCGCGGAGGGGGAGCCGTCGGCGGACCCGGAGTCGCCGTGCCCGCATCGACCACGGCCTACACAGCCGACGGGTGCTACCTGGCGACCGGCCTCACCCAGGCGTCAACGGTCATCGCCAACGCCGGGTTTGCCACGGGGTCGTTCCGATCGGCCGCGATAGCCCGGAACTCGGGTCAGTCAGGCACCACTCAGATGACGTTCGGGTGTCCGCTGGACACCGACGAGATCTCCCTCACGGTCGGATCCTTCGTGACGCTGAGCTTCTCGGTAAAGGCGGAGGCGAACTGGTCTCCGGTGTCGGGGACGCTCACGACGAACGTGCTGTGCGGCACCGGATCCCCCGTGAAGCAGGTCTCGGGGTATGCGGGACAGACCACCGTCGCCACGCTGTCCTCGAGCATCACCCCGTCAGGGAGCACCCAGCGCCTCCAGGTCACGTCCTCCGCCGTCGTGCCGTCGAACTGCACGCAGATGGAGGTGCAGTGGACGTGGCTCCCTACGGGTACGGCCGGCACCCACGACACGATCGACCTGGACGACGTCCAGCTTGAGGTGGTGCCGAACGCCCAGTCCGTGGCGTCCCCGTTCGCGGCCCTCCCCTTCGGGGCCCAGCTCCGCCTGGCGCAGCGGTTCTACGCCAAGACGTTCGCCTATGGGACGGTGCCAGCTCAGAATATCGGGGTGAACACCGGGGAGCTGCAGTCGATTGCGGGAAAAACGACCACTGGTGTGCAATTCCTGTCCTGGCGCTATCCTCAGCAGATGCGCGTGGCTCCAAACTTGACGCTGTTCAATCCTGCTAACACCAACGCGCAGGTGCGAGATGAGACGGCGGGGGACACGTCGGGATCGACCGGAGCCAACACGACGGCGGATACTACATCCGTCACGGCGACCGGAAATGGATCTACGGCAGTTGGCAATATTCTTGGGGTTCACATCACGGCAGATGCCGGAATCTGAGGAGAAAAGGTCATGACGTCGTTCATACTTGGAAACAACCTGTTCAACACTTTTCCAGGTGGGAGCAGCACTGACAATCCTACCACTGTTTCCATCGAGTGGCCTGGAGGAGATGGTTGGCTGTTGATTGGACCTTCGCCGTCTTTTTCAGGTGGGGCGTTCTTTGAACTCAACATGGTCTCGCTTGATGGACCTGCTCTGATCCCACTTTCGCCGATCCATATTCCCGGTGTTGATCACATCAACACGTCCTCTCCCGATGTTCAGGTTTTCCCATTTTCTGCTCCAAAAGGAGTGATCTCTGGAACTGTCAAGGTCTCTTCTCCAGGGGACGCTGCGTCAAATCTGAATGTGTCTGCCGTCACCATACCGTGACGGAACCGCGGACGTAGTTTCGGAAAGGAATCACCATGACGCTTCACCCCATCGTGACGCAGGCGGTTGCCACGGTCACCTCCGTCCCCCGGCACCACGTCATCGCCGGCATCATTTCCGCCGTCGTGTCGAGCCTCATCGTCGGCGGAGTGCACCTCGCGACGCCAGCCCAGCAGCTCGTCGTCACCCAGAGCGGCAAGCCCAATCCGAACGCCTGGGGGGAGCTGAGCCAGGTGGAGGTGGACGCCCTGACCATGATCCTCAAGTCGATGCCCACGAAGTACGAGGTGGGGATCTTCTGCGCCACGAAGGACTGCGAGGACCTGGCGCTCGACTTCGACAACGCATTCGAGTCGGCGCACTGGAAGAGCGGCGTGGAGCGTCCCCTGATGGACTCCAACTTCGGGATCAACGTCGGTCCCCCGGACGCGGCCGGAAAGGCCCTGGCCAACGCCATCGACAAGGCCACCGCCGGCCGGATCAAGCCGGGACTCCTCCCCGCGCAGATCCTCGGTGAGAACCGCCTGGTCCTCGTCATCAGCAAGAAGGTCACCATCCGATGAAGAGGATCGCCGCCGGCGCGCTGCTGTTCCTGATCGCGGCCTTCCTGGGGACGGCGGTCGCCAACCAGTCTAACACCTGGTCCCCCACCACGGGGACGGTGAGCGGTCTCCAGCTCACCACGAACTACAACAACGCCTTCACGGCGATCCAGTCGTGCAACTCCGGCGCCGCCGCCCCGACGAACGACCAGAGCGGGTTTCCGGTGCAGGGCCAGTGCTGGCTGAACACGTCCTCGTCCCCTCCTATCGTGCAGAGGTATGACGGGACGTCCTGGGTGACGATCGGGTGGCTCGACACCACGAACCACCAGTGGATCGCGAACAGCGCCGGCGGGACGGGCACCCTGCCCAGCTCGTCCACGACGGACTTGGGATCGCTGCAGAACTCCGTGATCTCGATCAGCGGGACGACGACCATCACGTCGTTCGGGTCGAGCGCGCTGCCGGGAGCGGTCAAGTTCCTCAACTTCACCGGGGCGCTGACGCTCACCAACAGCGTCACCCTGATCCTGCCGAACGGCGGATCCAACATCACCACGGCGAACGGGGACACGGCCGTCGCCGCCTACACCGGGGGGACCACCTGGCGCGTCCTGAGCTACACCAGGACGGCCGGCCTCGGCTCCGGCTCGATCACGCCGTCCCAGCTCGCCCTGTCGGCGGTGGCCCAGGGCACGCCGATGCTCAACGGCACGCTCAAGACGAGCGTGGCCGGCAACGCCATGACCATCGCGGTCAAGACGCTGGCCGGCACCGACCCGACGTCCATCGACCCGGCCTACTTCCTGGTGCCGAACACCACCGGCGGGTACAGCGTCATCCAGCAGACGTCCGCGCTCTCGATCGTGGTCCCGTCCGGAGCGACCCTCGGCACCGTCAACGCCCAGCCGAACAGGGTGTGGGTGGGGGTGGTCAACAACGCCGGAACCCCGGTCCTCGCCGTCTACAACTCCCTCAGCGGGTTCGGGATCAAGTCGTGGGACGAGACGTCCCAGCCCACCACCACGAACATCAGCGGCACCTCCACCAACCCGCAGGTCTGGTACGGGTCCAGCGGCGTGACGGGTGGTCTCCGCGTCATCGGGTTCGTGGAGTCGACCCAGAGCACCGCCGGGCAGTGGTCGGCCACCCCGGGCAAGACGGCCCTGTTCGGACCCGGCGTCAAGAGGCCGGGGGAGCAGGTCCAGGAGGTCAACCCGGGGATCATCTCCACCGGAGACACCACCACGAACACGACCTTCACGGCGTTCACCAACAACCAGGTGTCGATCACGCCGACGTCCGGAGCCAACCTCGTCCGCGTGGAGGCGATGGCGCTGCTGACCGGGACCTGGCAGCCGTGGGCCTCCTCCGTGTCCCAGTCCGCCGTGTCCCAGGTTCAGATCTCGCGCGGGACGTCCAACGGCTCCGGTCTGATCGGGACGCCGACCTCCCTCACCAACCAGATGAACAGCGGCACCGGCAACCCGTCCGGGATCATCTGGGGCGACGCGGTCCTGTTCGCCTACGACGTCCCCGGAGGAAGCACCACGTATGCCGTCCAGGGCAAGATGAACTCGACGGCGTCCGGAACCCTGACCTACGGCGGCAACTCCCTGATGCTAGCTCGGGAGATCCAGATCTGACCGTGGCCGGCGCTCCGGCCTCGGGAACAGCAGGATCAACACAGCCGCCGAGCACAGGATGGTGGCGGCCAGATCGACAAGGTGCTCCATCGTCATTGCGGGGATCCTTTCCATGACAGACCTCACCATCGACATCATGCGGCGCCTCTGGCCCCATGGGGACCAGCACGTGCCGGGCCTGGTGGAAGCCATCGTAGCCCAGGCGCCGACCGTCTTTCCACACTACGGGTTCGACAGCGCCCTGGTGATCGCGCACTTCTGGGGCCAGGTGTCCGAGGAGTGCGGCGCCGGCGGAGAGATGACCGAGAACACGAACTACTCGGAGCAGGGTCTGATCCGGACGTGGCCCACGAGGTTCGGGCGCGACCGCGCCGCCAAGTTCGCCCACAACCCGCAGATGATCGCGGAGACGGTCTACGGCGGCCGGATGGGAAACGACCCGTACCCGTCCCACGATGGGTGGTTCTACCGCGGACACGGGCTCACCCAGCTCACGGGGAAGGAGAACTATCTCAAGGTCGGACATGCCATGGGGCTGGACCTGGTGGGGGAGCCTGACCTGGCCAACGATCCGGAATATGCCTTGGAGATCGGGTGCGTGGACTTCCTCAACTGCACCCACGAGGGCAAGAATTGCCTGGAGTGGGCCAAGGCGGACAACGTCGTGAACGTGACAAAGGCGCTCAACGGTGGTCTGATCGGGCTGAGCGACCGACGGGCGTGGTTGAGGAAGTGGAAGTCCGCCCTTTCGGTCAAATGATGAAGCTCAACGTGTTGCCCGGACGCAACACGGGATGAGCGGAGTCGGTGTTAGCATCGGAATCGCGCCGGGTCTCTCCCGGCGACTGAGAAGGGGAACGACATGCGCATGAAGAGTTTCACCACGAGGGCGGCCGTCATCCTGGCGATCGCCGCGGCACCTGGGGCAGCGTTCGCGGCCGACCTGGCGACGAAGGCACCTCTCCAATCCGTCATCACCAGCACCGATCCCTTCACCGGGTTCTACATCGGAGCCCACGGAGGGTACGGGTTCAACACCAGCGGCGCCGGTGCGTTCGCGGTGGAGAACGCGTCCGACCTGGCCGCGTCCCCTCAAGGGTTCGACCTGGGTCTGCACGCTGGACTCGGAACCCGGTTTGCCTCCCAGCTCCTCTACGCAGGAATCGAGGCGGACATCGACCTCGCGAACCTGAAGGGGAGCGCGGCCAACCCCAACGCGGGTCTGATCACCGCCAGCTCCAAGGACGACGTGTTCGGGACCGTGCGCGCCCGCCTGGGCGTGTTCCTCCTCCCCACCCTGATGGTCTACGGGACGGCCGGGCTCGCCTACGGAGACCCGTCGGCGTCCTTCACCCTCGCAGGTCCGAACCCGACCACGTTCAACTCCTCCTCCACCAAGATGGGATGGGCGGCCGGCGGCGGCGTCGAGTTCGCCCTCACGGGGAACTGGCTGGCGCGCGCGGAGTGGATCCGGGTCGATCTCGGGAAGATCACCGTGACGGACGGTGCCGTGGCGACCCTCACCGCCCCGTTCCAGGTGGACCTGTTCCGGGCTGGCGTCAGCTACAAGTTCTGATCCGACATCGCCTCGACGCGGTGTCGGGTGCAGAGACGGAATCAGTCACGCAAAGGGCGCCGACGTGTCATGTGGATGACGGACGGCGCCCTTGTCGTATAGTCTGCGTGCGAATCCGGGGTTAATTCGACCGCGGCGCGTCCAGGGAGCAGTGGGAGCCACAATGTGGAGGGATATTCTTGAATCCATGGGGATCAACCCACCCCTCGCCGTCGCGGGCTTCTCGGGCAGTGTCGTCAACGCGCTGTTCATGCGCGTGCGGACGCCGATGGCGGTGGTGGCGACGACCGTGTCCGGAACGCTCGTCGCCATCTATCTGGGCGAGCCCATCGCCAAGATCACCAGCATCCCTCAGCTCCCGGTCGGATTCGTCGTTGGCTATGTGGGAGTGCAGATCCTGCAGCGCTTCGCGTCGATGGTCATGGATAAGGTGAACGGCAGTCCCGTCACTTCGGCCGCGCTGCCCCCGTCGTCACCAACCGGAGGAACCCCGCGCGATGTTCAATAAAATCACAGACATCATGTGGAACCTCGTCAACATGTTCCTTGACCGCATCGACGTCATCGGGTCGGTGTCCTGCCTCTTGGCATCGCTCGGGTGCGCCTATCTCGCGACCGTCATCCTGCGCGAGCGCACGCCACTGGTGGACCTGCAAAGGTGGTCCCTGACGATTCTGGCAATCGCGCTTTTCGCCAACTCGGTCTACTTCTATCCCGACTGGGTGGTGGCAAAGGCGGGGCGCAGGCCGACGGGCGTCATCGTCGACATGGTGTTGTGTTGGAACGTGATCGTCATGTGCCTGCGCGGAGCGATCATGTACCAGCCTGGGCGCCCGCGTCCTCCGATCAGCTCCAGCATCAGCAACCAGGCACAGCAGGCGCGCCGCAACGTCAGCGGTCAGTGAACGACGAAGAAGGGCGCCGCACTATCCGTGCTGCGCCCTCCGGCGTGTCTCCGGCTACTGCGCCTGAGCACCGTTGGTGTCCGGCGGTTCGATGCTGGCGACTGTCTCCGCGGCCTGGGACCAGGCGTGGATGGCGAACGGGAGCTTGGTGGAGATCAGCGCGCGGAGGTCCGCGCCGGTCATCTGCGAGAGGTCGGCCGGCAGGACGGAGTCCAGCGCCTTGTCGATCTGGGTGGCCAGCTCGATCATCTCCCCGAACGTCATGCTCGCGGCGCTGCACCTCATGTCGCCGTTGTGGTTGAGGACGGCCGCCTTCTCGAGGTGGGCCTCGTCGAGCGTGAACGTGCTGGTCATGCCAACCTCATGGATGGTCGATTGTCCTCCCTGGTAGCTGCCTCCCGTGCCGCTCACCGCCGGGTATGTCGTGGATCCTCCGCCGCGCCCGACCACGGACGGGGCGTCGCCAACTCCACCTGTTGCGTAGTTCCCGCCGTTCTGAACGCGCCTCAGCGGCCTGTCCGTCTCCAAGTTCTTTGGACGGAACCCTGAATCGATGGACATGTTCTTTGCTCCTCTGCGTCTGATGGCCCCCCAGGCCCAGGTTAGGAATCGCCTCATCGCACGAGGTTCTCAGGAAAGTCACGGACCCGGACATCGGCCGGCCACTCTGACGGGTCGGCGCCGGCCTTGTCCTTCAAGGGGAAGATCCACTCCCTGCTGACCGGGACGGATCCGAGCTGCTTCACGAAGCACGCGATCTTGGAGTCGTGGCATTGCGAGATCAGGCTGCGCGCCCACCCCACGTCGTAGGGTGGGGGAACATAGCCTGGCTGGGCGCTGGCACCGCCAGTGATGATCCACTGGATGCTCCGGGGTGAACCATATGGGATCCGGATCTCCTCGATCTGTGGCTCGATGGAGACGCCCAGCCACGCGGCGTCCACCTGGTTGACCAGCTTCGCCACGTCGCGGTCGAACTCGTCCTGCGTTGAGACCGAGCAGCAGAACCCGACGTTCGGATAGGTGGTGGGAGACCAGTCCTTCGGCAGCATGTCATAGATGTTCCCTGGCCTCTTTGTGAGCACGATCCACCGCAGCCACGGTGTCCGGCGCCACATCTGGAACTCCTCGTCGCGCCACTCCTGCGGCACCTCGTTGTCGAAGACGTCCGACAGTGAGTGGGCGAAGACCTTGGCGGGGATCCGGTGGGCCTCCGCCAGGCGGTTCCAGCGGATGGGTTGGTTCCTCGTCTGGAGGCTGGTCCGCCGGCGCGGCGCGCCAGGTCCCCAGTGGGAATCCTGGCCGTGCTTGAGGAACCGGGTGTCGTAGGCCTCGGCGTAGCAGCCGATGCACCCGTTGCCGACCTTCGTGCAGCCGATCCAGGGATTGTAGGTGTGCTCGGTCCAGGCGATCAGGCTGTTCTCACCCATCGAAATTCTCCTTTCATCAGGATGAAGGACGGGACCGGAGCCCCGTCAATTTTGTGGCATCACGCCTTGTCAACGGAGGCCGAAGCAACCGCGACACCCATTTGGATTCTCCTCCTCTCGGGTTGGTGACGGTCTCAGCAGAACTTGTAGCGTTCCCGGAACGGCTCGTAGATCTTCTTCTGCCAGTGCTCTCCGTGTGTGTCCTGGTCCTGCGTGTCCTTCGCCTCGTCTTCCTCAGTCCACGGACCGAAGGCGACGGCCAGCAGCTCTCCCAGCGGCGAGTCGTTCTCCTCCGTGTCCGGAGCGTTCGCGTAGTCATCGAACTCCGCGTCTGCCTTGCGCCATCCTCCGGCATCGACGATCGCGTCGAGCACGGCCAGCGCCTGGTCCTTCGTGGGTGGAGCAGATCCCGCTCCCAACATTTCACCGATCACCTGCGCGCGGCCGATCCAGTACGCCTCCGCGGCGGCGTGCATGCCTCTCCCGACGTGGTGGTTCCCCATGCTGTCCTCCTCTGGAATGGTGGCGTCCCCGGTGACCGGGGAGCGCCGTCATCAATGAATGCTCAGCCGCCGTTGCCGCACGAGAACGTGGTGCGGCGGGTGTTGCCATCGCACGGGTCGGAATGGATCGAGTTGATGTAGTCGATGTCGTTATTCAGCTCCGGCCTGCGGGCAGACTGGGTGATCGGTGCCTGGGACGCGTACCAGTTCGCGGCCGGCTCCGGAGTGGACACCGGAGCGCAGAAGAGACCGAACAGGACCGGGATGCAATTGAACATGTGAGTTCCTTTTGTTGTGTGTTTCGCGACCGACTGGGTCAGCGCCGCGTTGTTGCAATCATTTCCCGTTCCGCGTCAACACCGGGCGGCAGAAACAATTCGGGCGGGAACCGGTGCGCTACCTTTCAGCGGTGATGCGCACCAGTCCCCGCCCTCGGCTCCGGAGGTCCCCCCTGGCGTCCCTTTCACCCGTGCGGGGTGGGGCAGGGAGAACCAGGCCACCTCCGTCGCCTAGCGCGATGCCATCTTTGGGATCACGAGGAACCCCTGCTTGAGGAGATCGATGTAGGGCGTCAGGTCCGTGGCCGGCGCCTGCGGGAGGCGGGCCACAGGGGGGAGGATCAACGTCTCCGCCGAGTCCCAGTAGGCCACCACCTGCGGCTCCACCGAGCGGCGCGGCGGAGCCGCCACAGATGCCTGTGCCGCCACCGCTGGAACTGCCACCACCTTGACCACCACCGCCTTGACCTGGGCGGTCTGGACGGGCGGATCCTGGCGCGGTGGGTCATTACGGTGCTTTCCGGAGTGCGCCTTCTCGCGGTGCCCGCGGCGCTCGGAGAGGTAGTAGCACTTCGTCCCGGTGCGGGTGCTGTACCCGGACCATGCCGACTCCCCGTGCTTGGCGCGCACGGCGGCATCGCTGGGCAGGCACTCCCTCTCACCGGCGCCGGCGCTCCGCACGCACACGAACGACAGGAACGCGAACACCAGGGCGATCGTGACCAGGACGGCCAACACCGTCTCCGGGAACGTCATCCGCGACAACATCCTCTCCATCGTCATCTCTCCTCCGTGGTTGAACTACGGGCTGCGGCCGGACTTCCTGACCTTGCCGCCCTTGGACTTCCCCTTGCCCTTGCCAGCCTTTGGCGCCTTCTTTGCGGCCTCCTCGCGCATGGCGCGCAGGCCGTCAGCCTTTGGGGTCTTCATCATGGTGAGGTTCTCCTTGCCCAGCCCTGAGCGAGTTCAGATCCTGCTGCCACCTTACCATGTCGCCGGTGATCTGGACGTAGTGGGAGTCCGCGGCCACCTGGTCGCGCGGGACCCACTGCGTCCGCATGAGGATCGACAGGCCGTCCAGGATCATGTCCAGGCGGTCAGCCATTGGACCGTCTCCTCGTCAGCTCGTGGTTCGCCGTGTGGAGGGCGTCCTCGTTGTCCTTGACGTCGGTCAGAACCCACCGGAGATAACCCTCCGGGACGTCGGCGATCGGCGTGTCGAAGTGCTTGCCGAACCCCAGGCGCGACAGCACAGCCGGACGGCTGGAGATCTCGATCATCTCCTCGACCGTCATCCCCTCCAGGATGGCCCGACGGAGGATCGCCGCCGTCACGTAGGCGTCCCACAGGGCGGTGTGGGAGCGTCCCCGGGCGCCCGCGTCGGCGCCGCCAGCCAGCTTGAGCTTGAGGTAGTACCTCAAGGTGGCGTTCTTGTAGTTCGGGGCGTTCGGCCAGAGGACTATCGCCACCCGGTAGGTGTCGATCCAGGGGAGTCCCTTCACCGGGTCGATGAACTTCTGGTCGAACCGGCTGTTGTGGGCGGCCCAGTAGTCCGGCCGGCCGTTCTCCTTGTCCTTCACCTCGATGATGACGCCGTCCCCGATCAGGGAGCGCATGGTCGGGGCCTCGGCGACCATCTCGTCGGTGATGTCGTGGATCCCGCTCGCATCCGGGGGGATCGGCCGCTCCGGGTTGACCAGGGTTCCCCACATGCGACCGCGCGTCGGCTGGTTGGGTCCGTCACCCTCCTCCGGAACGTGGAGGTCCACCGTCGCGATCTCGCAGATACGGTGGAGGGCGTGATCCAGGCCGGTGGTCTCGGTGTCGATGACTCGTATCAGTTTCACTGCGTGGGTCTCCCCCTCATTTCGAACAGCAGCTTCACCTCGTCGAACAACCTGCCAATGCGGGCGAGTGCTTCGTCCCTGCCGGTGTTGGGGTTGTTGTAGAGGTACGCGTGCAGGCAGAACCCGATGATTTGGTCGAGCACCATCATGCCGGTGGAGTCGCTGGAGACGCCGGCCTCGTCCAGGACGGTCTTCCACTCCCGGAAGTGCTGGACCATGGTCGGGTGGATCGTCCCGACCATGAGTTCCTCAAGCGCCTCCCGGTCACGCCTGGTCAGATTTGCCATGGTTGCCACTCATGAACGGACCATCTCTCCAGAACCGCACGAAGTCGCCAACGTTGATTCGGATCTCCAGCCAGACGTCCCGGAACGTCCGGTAGATGCCGACCACGAAAACCTGCCCGATGCTCCACGCCAGGATGAACGGGAACCCGAGCGTGAGCACCGCGCGCCAGACCCAGATGTTCATGCGTCCACCTTCCCGACACGGCCCATCGCAGCCTGCAGCTCGTTGAACTCCGCCTCGGACAGCGTGTCCCGAAGGTTGTTCCGGATGGTCCGCTCCGCGTTCCACCTCTGGCGGGCGTCGGCCACCGTCGCGGCCACGGAGATCCACCGGCTGGCATACGCCGCGTAGGATGACGCCGTCTGCGCGGGGTAGGGCGTCGGGAACACCTCGTCGGCCTGCGCCGGCTTGTCAGCCGCCGGCCGCTTCAGGGACTCCGGAATCTCCAGGTCATCATCCTTCGGCGCTGCCGCTGCCACGGGCGCGGTCTGCGGAGCGGGTTCCGTCGCTGCGGGCTTCGTCTTGCGGCTGGTTCTGCCCTTCGTCCCGGTGTCCTTGGCCTCCACGGGAGGAGGCGGATCCGCTGCGGCAGGTGGTTCATCGCCGTCAGCCATGAGGGACAGCTCGCGCGCGTCCGGCTCGGCGGCGACCGGGGCCTTGACCTCCGTCACCTCGCCAGTCTCGGGATCCACGTGCTCCTCGGCGCCGAGCGGGTTGTCCACCTGCTCGAACGTCCTCGTGGGGGTGATGTCGCGCATCTGGGAGTCGGTGTTGCGCCCGACCAACTCCTCGGCGATGTAGAGGCCGCACATGGCGTCGGCGAACAGGTCACGGAAGGCGACCCGCGCGCGCATGGCCAGCATCCGCTTGGGGTAGCAGTGCCACGGGGAGTCGTTGTCCACCTCGTAGGTCCCACCGTCGCGGCGCTTGCGCTGCACCCTGGGCCGCTCGTCCCACAGGTCCGCCCTCTTGGCGTCCAACACGGAGAACGTAGCCTCCTTCACCATGACCGTGCCGCCCATCCTGCGCACCACCCGGCAGGTGGCGGTCATGGCGTCGCCCTCACCCTCGACCTTCTCCGACCACTCCCCGAGCTGTCCCGTGGCCAGAGCGACGGCGGGGACCGCGTCCCCCCACACGCTCGGGCGGCCGTTGATGACGGCTATCCGCTGCACCGCCATCATGGGAGGGAAACCCAGCTCCAGCCCGTGCATGATCGCGACGGAGACCCGCTCCGGAGTGTTGAGGTCTCGCGGCGCCAGCCCGGAGGCAGTCATCATGGTGGCGATGCGCCAGACCTCCTCGAACGTGCGCGGCACCAGCGGAGCGATCTTCGCACCGGTGGGCATCGGCATCTTGCCCATGGGGGCCTGGATGGCTGTGGTCTGCGTCTTGGCGCCGCCGCCGTCGTATGTGTCCTGATTGTCCACTGGGAGGTCTCCGTTCGAAGTTTGGGGATCCCGGGAACTACGCCCCGTTCCCGGGCTGTGGTCAACACCGTCAGCCCAGCCGCTTCTTGGGCGACAGCACCATCTTGGCGCGGTTCACCATGGCCGCCAGCAGCATGGACCCGCCGTGGTCCGGATGGACGATCTGCATGAGGCCGCGGTAGCGGTCGGCCACCTGCTCCGGCGTGGCGTCGTCCTGGACACCCAGGCAGAGCCGTGCGTCCCTCTGGCTCATGTCCCGGATGGAGAATTGGATCCGCCGGACGTCGACGGTCTTCTCGACCACCTTCTCCACCACCCTCTCCACGACCTTCACAACCTCGACCTCCACCTCGACCACCTCCACGACCTCGACCACCTCGACGACGATGAACGGACGACCGTGGACCAGGAAGGACAGCAGGTTCAGGAGGATGGTGAGGCGCTCGCGGACGTCGTGCCACAAGCGTTCCACCCCAGCCTGGATCGTGTTCCCCAGGGAAGCCTCCAGCTTCTGCGGGAGGTCGTCCGGGACGCGGTACAAGGCGTAGAGAGCCAGGACGGCGCCCACCCAACCGTCGAACTGCACCAGAAGGATGGCCAGCATCAGGTACGGTGCTCCCCTGATCCCCACCGCGCCGATCAAGAGCAGGAAGATGCTCATCACAGACCGACGATCAGGCAGTACGCGAGAAGCGCGCCGATCAAGATGGTGCAGATGGCGTTCATGGTCCTGTAGCGGTCTCCCATGCCGGCGGCGACGAGGATCACGTACTCGATCCCGATGCCGGCCTCGATTATCGCCAACGCGATGGCCCTCATGTCACAAGTCCTCCCCGAAATAGTCGTTCAGGAACGCGTGCGCGTCCTTTTCCGGTATGAACTCCAGCAGCGCGTCGCACGTCGTGCCGTCGTCCCCCGAGTCCAGCAGCTCACGGACACGCCCGATGATGGCCACCTTCAGGGCCTCCACCGCGGCGCCGCCCGGGCCGAACTCAGGGAGATCCGCCCACAGCGCCCGCTGCCTCCTGATGCGCTCCTCCTCCAGGCGCATCCGGATCTCAGCCTTGCGCTGGTCGGCACGGCTCACCTGCCGAACCAGCCCGGCATGGATTCCCGCGTGGCCTCCCGCGGCTGCTCAAGGAGGAGCCACATGTCGGTGCCGAAGTCCTTCATGCACTGGCGATAGCGATCGATTCCCTGGTTGATCCAGATCATGCCGTCCTCGATCAGCGGGTTCTGCGGGGAGAGGACCATGCTGTGGGTGATGGGCGCACCGGTCATCTGGTAGAAAATCCACTGCCAGCCGAACCGCAGGTTCGGATCCAAGAACCTCTGGAGCCACTCCTCGTCCGGCTTCTCACCGAACACGGCGCCGCGGTCGATCGCCGCCGGGACCTTTGTAAGTCCCTCCAGGTAGAGGGCGGCTTGAGCGTCGTACCGGTAGGTCGCGATCGCGTCGTAGCACGCAGCCTTGAAGTCCTTCTCGTACTGGTTTGCCACCGACTTGAGGTCACCGTTGCCAGCCAACATGCCAAGCGTGCGCCTGCTGCACTTGAGGTAGTCGAACCGGGCCTTCAGCCGAACGCCGTCCCGCTCCCAGAAGAACGATACCTCGCTGTGTCCACCATTGAACACGGGAGCCAGATAGGGGTTTTTGGAGATCATGGCGCCGGCGATCAGGATCCGGGCGAACTTCTCCCACTTGATGACGGTCTTGTCCGGATGCTCAGCCTTTGCCGCCCTGGTGGACGCCTGCTTCTGGGCTGTGGTCATGCCGGCCTGGAGGGGACCGCACACGTAAAGCCGATCCAGCGCCGCACGTCCTTCCAGCACAAACTTGTGCAGGGCGTCCCCAACATCCTTGGACTCCGTAGAGTCGTCGTCGTTGTCTGAACGCAGAGGGTTCATCCACGACTTGAACCAGTAGTTCTGCGGGTTCTTGGCGAGCCGGCGGAGGTCTGTGGATCCCAGCCCCGGATCCCGGTGGTAGGCGTCCTCGTCCAGTCCGAAGTGGATCCCCAGGGGGAACTTCGGCGGTTCGACGCCCTTCACCTCCGGAGCAGGAGGAGCGGTGACGGGGGGCGGTTCCGCCGACTCCGGGCGGACCACGAGCTGTCCCGGCTTCATGACGGCGTTGGCGGGAGGTTTCCTGGGCATCTGGCGTTCTCCGAGTCGTTGCGCCGGGGAACGTGACGTTGACACCGCAACGTCGTCAACACCGGGCGGTGATCGGGGAGAGTTTCCTGACCCGGCGCATGTACCCGGCTCTGGTCGGCGTCCACCCGATGGAGCGATACCTCACGACGCCCTTCCTCACGGTCACCAGCGTCTTGCCCTTGACGTTGGGCGCCCACCCCACCGCCCGGGCCTTCTCCTCGATGGCGCGCGCGGTGTGCCTCGGGAGAGCCCACGCGATCAGATCGTAGGAGCGTCCGCGCACGAGCAGGGCGCGGAGGATCCCCAGCTCCGACGGCAGCCACGACGACCCGGTCACGGCGCCGTCCGTTTCTTCGGCGCGCGTGGGGATCCTGGAGTCCCCACGTCGCCCTTCCTCTGGAGCCGCCGGTGGTGCATGGAGCACAGGCCGCTCGAATAGTGGACCGTGCGGGTGCACCCATCCACCTTGCAGGGAGCCTTGTCCTTGCGCGGGTTGGTCCCCGGGGGACTCCTCCTCCTCACTGGATCCGTCATTGCAGCGTCTCCGTCACCGGCAGTTGGCGCTCCAGCACAACGGCCGTCTCGAAATTGTCCAGGACGGTTCGGACGAACTCGTCCCGCGTGTCCTCGTCCTCCACCTGGGCGACCATCCTGGCGCTGAGCACCATCAGGACGCCCAGGGCATCATGCCCGTCGATGTCGCCCTTGCCGACGGCATCAACCAGCTTGGCCGTGATGTCCTTCTTGAGCCGCGCGATCGCGCGCACCTGCCGCATCCGGTCCATCTTTCAGCTCCTTCCGTCGGCGGAGGATCGCACTGGCGAACTCCTCCACCCACTCCGGGGATTCGTCGTCCGCGGCGGCCAGCGCCTTCACGAGGACGACCGCGTCACCGTGGGTCTTCACCCGGTTGATCGTCTCGTCGTTGATGCTCGACGCTATGGCGTCGAAGTCGCACGTCTGCCTGATGATCCGTGCTGTCGCGGTGTTCATGGAACCTCCGTTGGTTTCTCGCAGTTTCTGAGACCTCCCCCTCTCGGCTCCGTCCGACACCGGAGGGGGAGGTCGTGTGCACTCCAGAGAGTGTGAGCGTTCCACCATGGAACGTCGGCCTTGGGGAAGCCGAATCCCGGGAGCAACGGTCGGACGCTACGGCGGGTTGTTCCCGCGCGTCAACATCGCGCCGATCACGTGCGGTGGAAAAGGGGGACGGCCTACTCGGCGGCCTGGGGAAACTTGCCGGCCTCATGGCCCCAGCTCGTCCAGCCGGGGCGATCCTCCCGGGAGAACAGGTCCAGGCGGGGGCCGTCGCAGTACCGCTCGATCCTGCGGTATGCCTCGTCAGGCTTGCGGGAGTGCTGGCGGACCGGGGAGAGGATGATCTCCCGGATGTCCTTGGCGTTTCGGTGGGCGTTCCCGCGGCGGCCGAGGAGGCAGAACTCCGCGTTCTTCCGGGTGGTCAGGCCGAGCCCGACGTGGAGGTCGTAGTCAACCAGGGGGAGCACGCGGAGCTGGGCAGCGTCGTAGGTCCGGCGCATCTTCACCCAGGTGAACGCGATCGCGCTGTACCGGAATCCCCACGCCTCGATCACGTCGAACGCCTGGCGCAGGCACGGTCCCGTGGTCCACAGGAACAGGTGGGAGTCCTTGGCGGCCAGGTCCTTGACGGGGAGCGCCATGACGTCGTTGCTGCCCATGACGGTGTAGTGCTTCTCCGCGTCCCGCCGGCTCGTCCAGTTCGACATCTGGAGGGCGGTGCGGGCCCGGAAGTGCCAGGGCGGATCCGCCACGATGCAGCCGAAGTGCTTGCGGGGGAGGTCGGCGAACGGGTCGGTCACGGGTTGATCCGGTGGAACCAGTCGCCGTTGTCGATGGTCATGCCGCACTTGAGCAGGGCGAACAACGCGATCTGGGCGCCCTCCGGGAAAAGATCGCCGTGAGGTCCCTCGTAGGGACGCAGCCCGATGATGACGTCCCGCTGCGGCTTCCACCACACCTCGATCACGTCGCCTACCTTGAGATCCCTGCCGAAGACCCTGGTGGATCTCGGTGTGTCGTCTGACCGCTCCATGCCCATGCTCTCCGCCCCGTCACGTCTGGCGTCACGGTAGGGACATCAGCGCGGAGCGGTCAACACCGGCACAGTTCTCATCCCGTGGCCGAAGATGCTCCCGTCAGGATCAACCGCACGATCTTCCGAGCACCCGCCTGGGTGCATGCCATCTGGTATCGCGTGAACGAACCCTTACCGGCGAAACCACCGTCGAAGACTGTCGCACAGAAACAGTCCATCAGGTGCTGTGGGCAGTTGGCGAGGTAGTTCCGATCATCAGCTCCCGGAACCGGATCCCATCTCCCTCCCTGGGAAGACACCCAGTCCTTTAACTTTGGGAGGGTGATGCCCGCAGCCTCCGCGACCTTGGTAAGAGAAACGGTCGTGCCGTCGGTGATGACAAGCCAGTCGTTCCACTGGAGCGCGTGATGGTGGCGGTGCCCAGTCTCAGCGGTGTTCGGAGAGTTCGAGACGAGCATCGCATCCCGGATCACTTGTGCGAACATCGTGACCTGTCGCTCATGTGACGCGGTTTGCCGCTCCTGGGCCTCAGCCTGACGATCCAGCGCATCTAGGAACATCTTGGCAAGTCTGTCCGTTCCTTGCGACGTGACGGTGGAATCGGACGGCGTTGCGGTGCCGTAAGTAAACGCTTCGATCAACCTGGAGATCTCCAGCCTGGCCGCTTCGGCGTGCAGCGCATCGGACTTCATGACAATATGGGAAGCCTGCCGGAGGGTGAGCCAGTAACCGTCGGCGATTCTTGAGTCGCTAGACGATCCACCGTGGATCGGCTCAAAAACCAAGACTCCGGCCTGCTCGATCTCAGACTTGTACCGCTCAATCAGTTTTCTGATGCTACGGCTTTGATCGTAGCCGAGACGCTCTGCAAGACGTAGGTCGTGGATCCGTTCTTTCCGGTCCTCCCCGAAGATCATGACGTCGCTGTTCGACAGCGGCACGATGCTCCGGGTCCGGCCGAAGTCCAGCGTCTGCTGCTCGTCGGTGGTCTCTTCCCGGACATCGTCTTGTGGTGGGTCAGGAATGATCTTCTCGGGTATAACTTCATCCGTCGTCGTCTTTGCGCGCCGCGGTTTGTCCTTGACCGTTCGCGTGTTCATGATTTCCAGGATCATAGATCCTTGTTTGAAGGTGCGGAATTTCTCGGAATGTTGCCGGTGGATCCAACCAAAAACGTCACACCACCATTCGAGCAGCTCGTCCGCACCATCCTTGGTTTTGTGGGAAAACCTTTTGTCGAGACGGATCTGGAGACGGGTGACGTCCATGTCTTTGATCAGTAACGCGGGGAACTCTCTGCAGTTCAGGCCGATGTCTTTCGGGA